TTACTATCCTCTTGGTAGCAGGTTTGGAATATCTCCGTAAGAACTTCTATCTCCCCCTCTTCCCTTGCTTTATCTAGTTCTTGGTCTATGTATGTTTCTACAATCCAATATATTATCTCTTCTTTAGTCATTGGGTTTAGTCCACTAATTGGAAACATCTCATAAATAGACTTACCTTCTAAAACTTTCTTTATTTCCTCCTTTAGTTCTTTCTTTTCCATATTACTTATTGTTTTAATTTAGCTACACTTTTAACACACTTTTCCAACCAATCCTTTGGAAGTTTCCCTTTTTGTTCCTGACCCCTACCAATCCACTTATACCACCATATTCTTGTATTCGTAGGTTTGTATATGAAGTTAGGTTCTCCTCCATAACACCATTTACAATCTCCCTCATAACACCAACAGAATGGATGCATCATAAAAACATTGTTTTCGTAATCAACACCATATCCATATTCTCCACCTAAAAGTCCTCCGCCTTGCCATTCACCATTAAAAACCTCGTTGGTTAGAAACTCTGTAAGATATACTAATCCGTTCTCCACATCTGTTGTAGCACCCTTGGGAATTATTATCGTTATGTTCTCTTTCTTCTCCATATTACTTATTGTCTTCTTCATTTCTCTTTCTCTGATAATAAATTAGGATTCTCCATAACATTTCCAACAATCTCCAACTCCTCTGGCAACTGTTGTCTAGCAAACTCCACAATATCCATATCAATCTTAAATAACTTCCAGCCATTCTTTTTCTCCTTATCTGTAAGGGATAGCCATATATAGTCTTCAACTTCATCAGTGTCAAAGTAACCCTTAACTATGTCGCCACAGTATATCTCCTTTCCGTTCTTGTCTTTGAGTCCTGTAAATTGGTTCATCCTTGAACTAGGATTACTAATAATACAATCTCTAAATCTATTAATATCTTCTGCCCTACTTAAATTGAAATACCTAAAAGCCATTGGCTTATTAGGAAATGTTGTTGCAAAACACCTGAATTTTATCTCTCTTTTATTTTGTCCCATATTACTTATTGTCTTTTAATTTAGATAAACATTCCTTACACAATCCATTTGTTAGTTTTCTGTAAGGATAGCCCCTTTTACATTTCTTACAAGCAGTTAGTGTTATCTCTTTTTCCATATTACTTATTGTCTTTTAATTTAGATAAATATTTCTTGCATAAATACTCGTGTAGTTTTAGCAATTCTCTATTTCCATCTTTATCATACATCTCATTGTGTCCTGCTTTGAACACATCTGTTATTACCTCCTCCCTTGCTTTGTCTAGTTCTTGTTGTATGAAATCTAACAATTTGTCAAGGGTATATATAGTTTCCCCGTCTATTGTAATAAACATTGACTCATTCATAGCCCAGCTATCATAGCTCCCTAATCTTTGTTTCCAATCTTTCTTCTCCATATTACTTTGTTGTTAATTTAGATAACTCTTCTTCTATTTCCAAATATGCTTCTCGCAACCCTGCTTCAATTTATCCCCAATTCTTACATTTACTTCTTTGTTTTCCATTATGTCTTTGTATGATAATTTAATTATGACTCTCTCTTTCTCTCTCTCTTCCCTTCTTGCCTTTAATTGAGGGTCTAGTGTTGCCTCCTCTATAGCATCTCCTATGCCTTGTATAATGGCGAAGGCAAAGGGTAGGGTTATCAATATTAGTAATACCCTAGCCATTATCTTACAAGGCTAAGGATTATATAAAGAACCAACTGACAGACTATAATTACTATCCCTGTTTGAATTACAGTCTTCATCTCATGGAACATCATTGCTTCTCTCGCCTTGCTCTTGTTCCCTAGCTCCGTGAAGATGTAAACACTCTCTGCTGAGTACTTACACTTCCTCTTCAAGTCTTTTATTTTTTTCATTTTGTATTGTAGATAAAATTAACTCTTGATTTTCTCGCACCCACTTAACTACATCCTCATCAAACTCCAACTCCTCAAAGTCCCAAGTACCATCATTTTTAAACACCACTACTGCCAAACCCTCTTCCCAGTCCAATGCATGGGCATACAAACTCAACTGCTCCCTTGCACTCTTAATCTTTTTACTATCCCTTTTGTAGGGTTCTTTCTTCCATGCTCCATAGGTCTTCCAGTCTGCTAAGTATCTCTTCTTTCCATCAAATATAATCCCATCAAACCTCCCCGCATAATTCAATTCCTCACATACTACCTCCACCTCACTCGCTTCTACCTCATACTCCCCCACAAAGTCTTCCACCCCCTCCTTGTATGCCTCTTCTAGGTAGTCCGTACAAGGGGCTGTGAGCCACTCTAAGCCATGGGAAAGGTTCTCAATGTGTTCTGACACCTTGCTCCCAATTATCTGTGAGGTTTTGGTTATCTTCTCATGGTCTAAACCCTGTTTCTGACACCACTTCTTGTATGCCTCCTCGTTAAAGGGGTTCTTCAATTCTAATATTGATGTTACTGACAGGTATTTACCATCGTATATTCTCATTGTAAAAGTACTAAACTAAAATGGTAGGTCTTCTATCATCTCATCATCTTCTTCCTCGTCTTTTAGTAACTCCTTGCTAAATCCTAGTGCCTCTTTAACCTCCTGTTCCTTTTCTCTCCTCAACTTTCCAAAGACTTCTTTCTTCAATTCCTCCACATCTGCTTGTAGTTTTCTCACATCTTCTTCCAATGCTTTCTTTCCTGTTGGTGGGAACTCAAAATTAAAATAAGTGTATTGCCCCACCTCTGTCTTTGTAATCGTTCCTGTTATTGTTGCCCCTTCTCCATAGTTAATCATGTTTTCAAAGTAGTCAAAGTAGGTCATTTTCCCTTCAAAGTCGCTATCATCTATAGCTTCCTTGTCAATGTAAATATCTACCTTACTGAACGGGTTTCCCTTTTTAGATACATAGGGTTTGCCCTCCTTGTTAGCCTTACTGCTATACATTTTGATTATCTTCTCGTCCTCTATTTTGTACTGCATTTTATTTATATATATTAAAATTATTTATTCTTTAACCTATCATTTTCCTCTTTAAGTTTTATGATAAGTTCTTTGGCTTTTTTAAGTTTCTCCTCGTACTCTTTGTTTAACTCTATTCTTAGGTTGTCTATCATCTCATTCCTAGTGCTTCTCAATTCTCCGTCTAGCTTCTTGTAATAGGTCTGTGCCAACCTCTCGGCAAGACTGTCCAACAGTTCTGCCTGTTTCTTTTCGTCCTTCTCGTCCACTATCTTCGTAATCCACACCTCATATCCTTGTGAAGTGAAAGGTATACCATTGATTTGGTCTTTAAGACTTGCATTCCCTGATATTTGCACCTTTCCTTCTGGTATTATTTGTATCATTGTCCTTGTATAAAAATTAAAATATTATATGGTAGCTTATATCCTCAATGTCCCTTGCCGTTATCTTTATCCTTGTACCACTCTCATACTCTCTTACAAAACTCCATTCCCCCTTGTTTACCATGCTCTTAGTTAAACTCTCTTTCATTCCTTCGGTATTCCTTCTCCAACTCTTGTAGCTCCATTGCTCAAAGCCATTCTGCTCGGCTAAGTCTATTAACTTCTTTTCCTCTTTGTTTAGCCTTAGTTCCTTCATTGTGTCTTTGCTAAATTAAACTACCTCTATTCCATTGTCTTCTAAGATATCCACTATCAACTCCCTTATTTCCTTTCCTTCCTCTGTTAATACTAACTCTCCCTTGTCAAAATCCCCATCTCCATCATCTGACAGGTCTTTGTAATACCTAGTTTCACCTATAATCCTCCTATCGATATCCTCCTGTGAAATAGTTCCCCTCCACCTTCCGTCCCCATTTCTCACTCCATTCTCGTCATATCCATATGGTATGTTGTTCATATTCCTTTGTACTCAATTTATATGTAGGTTTTCTTTTTTAAGTCTATCCCCTACAAAAAGACTTGCTTCTTATACTCTGCTATTAGAGTAGAAGTTTTAAGTCGTTTCGGACTAATATGAGAACGATAGGACGGGCTGGAATCCGTCTAGCCTACGCGTTACGGCTGTTTTCCACTCTAAACTACCTATCCCCTCTTTGTTAATGTACTTCCTTATTTTTATTGTAATACAGTATATCATATTTTAATCATCTTGTCAATATCTTATAGTTATTAAAATGGTATGTCTTCTAGTGCAATTTCTTCTCCTGCTACAAGTTTTACCCCCTTTCGTGCTTCCATTTCCTTTGCATTGTAGTCTGCTTCGTACCTGTCAAAATAGTAGTTTAACAACTCTTCCATTACTTTGCTGTTATAGGTACGACACTCTTCTATGTATTCTGAATTATTTACAATGCCCTGATAGAAGTCTAGCTGTTCTACTATCCATTCTGTACTCCTGTTATCTAGTAGCTTTTTGTCAAAATATTCCATTCTTCTCTTTGCATAAAAGATTATTTAGTCTTCAAGTATTGGATTATCTCCCCAGAATAGGGCTTCCAATATCTCATCTATGTCTCCTGTTGTTTCTGTTCTGTACAGAGTTCCTTCTGTGTCTTCATAGGTTATTGAATACACATACCCCTCGTCTGTGTACTTGGTTAGATAGCCCTCAATGTCCCCTTCCTTGTTCGTTATTTGATACTCTGCAATGTATTTGTAACTACAAGAGGGTTTTTCCTTTTCTGCTGACTTCTTAACCTTTGTAATTACTTCCTTTGCTGTCATTTTGTTTTTCATGCCTATTTGTTAGTTAAGATTAATTAGAATATTTCTATCTATCATCTCCAGCACATTGTCTATGCTCCACCAGTCATTGATATATATTTTCTTCTTTCCTTTGTATTCTACTGTTTCGCAATTTGCACTTTGCAACTCTCTGTCCACCCCTAGTACTGTAAAGGGTAGATATGTTTTCCTTTTATGATAAGGGCTTAGGAATTTGTATTCTCCTATTATTGCTACTCTTGGATTTATTTCCATGTTTATTTGTTAATTAAACTTATATACAACTATACTCAACTCCCCATTCATCACATTCCTTTAGTATTTGTTCTAGTTTTTCCTTGTATTCTGCTTTTCTTTGTGATGTTTTTTCTTCGTCTGCTTCATTTATGTACTCCTTCCATTTCTTCTCAAAATTGTCTAGTAGGTTCTGAATACTCTCCTTTTCTATGTATATACTTGATATAGTCCCATATCCGTCGCTGTACTCGTGCATTGGTAGCTTGTCCATGATAAACTCGTCATTCCATACATTAAAGGTTGGGTCATCTGCTTTTATGCTTATGATTTTGTATGCTCTAATACTCATTGTTCTTTATTTAATAATTTAATACTTTAGTATATCAGATATTGAAACAAATGTCAAGCCCTCCCTTTTCCTTTTGTTTCCTTTCCTTTTGTCTTGTTTCCATTCCTTGCTTCTTGCTCCTGTTCCTTGTGTTGTGTTATACCCTCGCGCATATACGCCTTTCCTTGGATATTGTTTCCGATACCGATATATTTCGCTGTTAGATACCCCACTATATAAATAGGGCGTATATAATCCCTTGTATGATGTAAATGCCTAGCATTAAGAAAACAAGAAGGGTTAGGGTCTCTGATAACCCCTTCCCTTCCTTTTGTTTTCTCATGGGTTTAACCTCTAAGGTCTTAATGTTCTGATAGTCCATGATATATTAGATTAGATTATGTATTTCTTCCCTTGTGTTATCTGTAAAGACTGTAAAGGCTTTGTACTTCTTGCCTTGCAGTCTAAGAGCCTGTACAATGCCTTGTAACTCATGGAACAGCTCAAGGGTCATTACTTCATGCCCTTGTATGATTTTATAGTGTTTGACTGTCTTCATTGTTTTATATTTTGTTATAATTTATTTAGTCTTCTAACTCTTCTACATTTTCAACAGTACAAAACTCTTTAAGTTTCATATTGTTCCATAATTTTACTGCTTCCTTTTCGCTTTTTGCTTCTATGTCAATAAAGGTTTCTTTTAATGGCTCGATGTGTATCCTGAATGTAACAGGGAACTCTTTAACTCCTGCCCATTGTAATAGCTCTGTATCATTTGGGTCTATATATTCCTGTAACTCTTCTAGCTCTGCAATTTCTCCATAGCTAATATTCTCTTCCTTTATTGCTTGTTTAAGCTCTGCAAGTCTTTGCTTTATTTCTTTTTTCATTGTTATTCTTCTAACAGTTTAAGTAAATCTTCTACTTCGTCCATCATTCTTGATTGACTAAGTAAGGTTGCTAATAGTTCGCTGTTTATTTCCTCGACTGAATACCCATATTCTTGTGCAATATCTAAAGACTCCCTAAGGCTTTGGTCTTCTTCTTTCAAAAACTCTATAGCGTTGTTGTAATATATGATTTCTTCTTCTTGTATCATCTGCTCTACTGCTTCCCTAACCTCTTCTATGTCTTCACAGTCTTCTAGTATATAGTTGATATCTAAGTCACATAGATAGTCTAGGGTGTTTAGTTCTTCCTTTGTTATTTGCTTTTTCATTATGATAGTTGATTTAAAAATTAGGTTGTGTGCCGTCTGCATAAAATTCATACTCGGCATTGATTATTTCTTCCTTTATACATTCATCACTTGTTAGATACTCATACTCTTGTTCTAATTCTCTGTATAGTTGCCTTGCTTCTTCTCTGAAAGTGTCTTCTATCTCTTCCATGATTTTATATAGTTGTTCTTGCTGTTTCTCTGTTCCTTCATAAAAAGAATGGTCGTTAAAATACATGGTGTTCTCGTGGCTGTAGTGTCCTGATTGTCCTATATCTATATTAGGCTCGTACTCCTCTAAGTATTTCCATAGGCTTCTGTATTTGCTTTTCTGCTTTGTGGCTTCTAAGTAGTCCTTTATGAATATCCCTCCTGTAAAACTTGCACCGTCGCCTTGACTCCAAAATCCTGAAAAGAATATATCTCTAACATCACAACTGTATTTCTTGTACATGTCCTCTTTAAAGATTTCAAAAACATATTCATACCAGTCGTACATTAAAAATGAATCGTCCTTTTGCATGTTCTCTATTACCTTCTTTTGTGCTTCCTCTGAAAGCTCGTTGAATTGGTATAGTTTGATTGTTGCTTCTCTCATATAATTAAAAAATAAGAATTTATATATTTGAGGTTTCCTTTTGATAGTGGATTGCCTCGTTCCACTTTTTTGAAAACGGGGAAAAGAAAAAAATCTCTCCCCGTTCTGCTTCTTACATAGTCGCTATTAATCTATTAAGTGTATAGTCTATTTCGTTGATTCTCTCCTGTAGCCTTGCCTCTTTCTTTGTGTTTTTTCTTTTAATGTTTGCTATCTCCTCGTTAAGATATGCCCTTTCATCTTCTAAAGCCTTTTGAATTGCTAGAGGTGAAATATCTCTGTTGCTGTATGGTATATGTACCTCGTGCTGTGCTAAGTTTCTGGCGTGGCTGATATGCTTTGCCGTTGTGTTGCTATAACCTGTTGTATTAATAAACTTTAAGCCGTTTACATCAAACAATAATGGGTAGTGATGCCCGTAACTGTACATTGTACCGTTACCATCGGTGAACAAATTCCCGTGTCTTGTGTCTGGTTTAAAGGCGTTTGCCTGTACATAATCATAGTTTGTCATTGTAATATTTATATAAGAATTTAATTATTATCTAATTATCTGGTAACCGTTTTCGATTAATAGAATCATCAATTCTATTGAATCGAGACCTCCTAGCCCTTTAATATATGCCTTCTCGCCCTCTTCCCTTGCCCGTATGGTGTGGCTACCCTTTTTGTATAATGTGAACATATTTTGAAATATGGTTAATTTAATAATTTAGTATATCATTATATGAATACATTGTCAAGTATTGTACAAGGTGATAGTATTATGTTATAGGTTAATTGTAATCTTAATAGACTACTTGCACGGCTCATTTAAAGCCGTGCCAGTAATTTACTCTATTGTCTTTTCTACTTGATATATAAGATTTTCCAATTGTTGTTGTAATTCTTTTAATGTATCTAATTCAATTGTTGTTTTTTCTCTTAAAGGGTTGTACCCGCCTAATAGTATTGATAACGCCATTGCTCTTTTCTCAGTCCTTTTAGGGTCATAGTGAAAATTATTGCTTGCTAAATTGGGGACATAAACGCTATCAGTTTTTATTGTGATAGTGTTTCTATTGTATATATATCTATCCATAGATTTAAAATAAAAAGAATTTAACTCGCTAGATTATCATTGTTTTAATCTAACGATTAATAATATCATTATATGAACACATTGTCAAGTATTGTACAAGGTGATAGTATTATGTTATAGGTTGGGGGTTGTCTATTCTCTCTAATTCCGCCATGAATATACCGCCACCATATACCCTTATATTATTTCAAAGGGTTTAGAATGGGTTACAGGGCTTCATTGTTTAGAGGTATGCGGTCGGGCTTGTATATTTCGCCATTGATTACCCTGCTACCTGTATCACTTATCATTATGAGAATTATACTAACAAGGAACATCAAACATACATCTAACACGCTCGGGAATATCCAACACACCTGCCCAACATCTAACCTATGCAATGCACCACATATTATATATTTTTTACAGTATAGGAAACCTTGTAAGTATAAGGACTAACAGGCTACCCCCCCTACCCCCCGTGCTTGTTTGTAAGGTAAGGAATTTTTGGGGGTCCCCCTCACAGTACAGGAATAATCAGGAATATTGTACACACAATTAGTTGCATTTAATGTACACACAGGTTATACTTGGTAATAATTTTATTGGGGAAAAGAATGAGAATAGACATACGAATAAGTGTGGAGCAAAAGGACAATTGGCAGAGTATAGCCAAGTCCAGGGGGATTACTCTAACTAAGTTCATAGTGGATACAGTAGAAGGCTCCATAGGGACTGTACACACAAGTAAGGATAGTGGTGTTATAGAGGGAGAAGATGATGTACACACAGATAGTGGTAATGGGGTAGATTCAGAGACTGTACACACAGGAACTGTATACACAGGTAAGGATAAAGGGGTAGTAGGGTATACTTCGGGAAAAAGTGAGGCTCCTGTGGCATCTGAGAGGGTTAAGAAGAACCTTTCAGGGAAAAAGGGACTACCAGTTCAGGAGGTGGGGGAGTTTAAGACGTATTTTAAGAAGTAGGTAGTAGTTTATACGGCGAGGGTATATTGACAATATTGTATTGACAAGGTATTATGTAGGTATATGAAAAGTGAATGGATACAAATCAGGGTAAGTCCTGAGTTAAAGGATAGGCTTAGGGTGGTAGCTCAATCTCGGGGAGTTAGTTTAAGTAAGTTTATCATTGACTGTGTGGAGGAGGTATTAAAATGAACAGGTATTGGGTTGGTGGAACAGGCAATTGGAATGACACAAGCCATTGGTCTGCAAGCAGTGGTGGTAGTGGTGGTGCTAGTGTGCCTACTTCTAATGATGATGTATTCATAGACAGCAATAGTGGTTTAAGTGGAGGAACGATTTTAGTTCCTTATGGGGACTGTAATAATCTCACCTGTACCTCTGGGCATACATACACGATAAAGGAGGACGATTATGGGGAGCTTTATATATCAGGGTCATTAGAATTAGAGCCTGGCATTACTTGGAGCTCTCGGTTAGACCTCTTCTTTAACGGAGGGGGAACAATTAAGACGAGTGGAGTTAAATTAGGTTATGTGGGTATAGGCGCAATGTTATCATGAGTAAGACGTACACATTACTGGACAATTTGGAGTGCGAGAGTCTTGTTGTCTCATCTATATACGGCACAGACCTTCTTTTTGATGCAAACAACAAGAGCATTACTTGTAAAGCAATCGTCCTAAGTGGGAGTAGAGATGAGGTTTCTGTTAATATGGGTTCAGGCACTTGGGAGGCTATGATTTTCGAGGTATGGGACGATTGGAGTGGAAAGAGGGTAAACCTTAATCCTGAAACTTCCACTATTAGAATGGTTCCTTCTCACATAACAGGTATGAATGGTCTTTTTAGGGCTGATGGAGGATATTCCTTCAACAACATTGAAATAGCAGAGGGTACGGAAATAAGCATGGGTGGGGACAATACTTTTAATAATTTCAAGGCTGTACAAGGGGCTGTGATAGACCTAGGAGAGTCTCAAATAGATATAGCCTCATTACAAGCCACAGGAACAAGTGCTAGCCCTATAACCATTACAGGAGGGACATTGTCCAAGCCATCAGGGTTTGTAGAGTGTGATTACCTCAATTTAACTGACTCAAAAGCCACAGGGGGTGCTAAATGGTATGCAGGAGAACATTCTATTGACAGTGGAGGAAACGAGGGGTGGTTGTTTAGAAAGAGAAAGTATCAATTACCAGCAAGGAAAATATAAGTAATATGAATGGAATAAGTATAAGACTAAGTAAAAAAGAAAGAGAGAAGCTAGAGGAGTTAGCCCTTGAACACGGTATGACTATTAGTCAGTATATACGGGCAATAATCAATGGTAAAATAGTGAGGCAATTAAGTGAGAGTGAGGTAGCAGAGTACATTGAGCGACTTTACAAGACTATGGTGTAAGGCTCCATACTTCAAAGCAATTATCCAATTGTTCCTGAGTAGGTTTTTTGAAAAACCATAGTGGCGTGGAATTCCTCCAACACCACCTTTGGGTTTTGATTATGTACTCCGAGCCTGCTTTATATTTCTCCGTCAGGGTCTGCTGTTTCATTGGGCAATCTATTAAGTAAGTTCTTTGGGGACATTTCCTTTGTAAGCTTAATAGCTTCATCAAACTTTGTTAAAAATTCCCCCTTCTTGTCCTCCATGAGCTTAATAAGGGTCTTCTTTGCCCCACCACTACCTTTGCTAAGATGCTCTTCCCTCACTCCATAAGAATGCTCAGTCCTGTAGGAGATTAACTCCTCCTCACCATCCTTGTAATAACTCACACCAATCACTGTACTCTTGATTATTGAGGGATTGGAAAGGTCTGCACTCGGGTAAAATACTTTACTACCCATGCTGTACTTGTTGTTTATCTTCATACTGCATTTAATGAATTTATTTATTGTATTGACATACTACCATATGGATTTTGTATTTACAAGTGGCTATAGACTACCACTATAAGACACTTGACATTTGGTAGTGGTTTGTGTATATTAGAGTATGAAAACAAAACTAGATAAAATTAAAGAAACATTCTTTGGCGAAAGTCTAGTTTGGTTCTCATCAGTACAGGCACCAGCAATGGTGTCTTTTCTGTTTTGGTAATTGAGGGTTGAGTGTAGTAGATACTGTCTACTACCCCCAGTACTCAAGGGGCTGGAAGGCACATCTTAACCTCTTTCTGACTTACAGGTTAGAGGGCATTGCTGATGTGTTAGTCGAAAGGCTAAGGAACTGTAAGAGAATACGGATACTACACGGACACCTCAAGGTTAGGTGAGTGAAGTAAAAGTTGCATATATGTATTGGCTCTTTCCAAGTGAGTACGACTTGGTAATAGAAGAAGTTTAGTAACAAGAGTCTTATTTTTTGTTGCTTATTTTTAGGAAATCATTGGTTTCTGATTTTCATTTTTGTGTTAATCAAGAACAAGAGGAACTAGAAGCCGTTTCTAGCCATTTCCTAAGGTTAGGTTATAAGTTAAGTAATAAGGTTATATGGAAAAAAAGAAAGTTGCATTTACAAGGGGAAGATTGCTAAGAGACATAACCAAGTATGTTTATTGGAACACTTCCTTAAAAACCACAAGTGAAAAAGTCCGAGTATTGGCTATGGAATGGTTAGAAAAAAACCCTGGTGCAATAGAGCTATACTTAAAAGAGCCAGAGTATGTGCTTAGTCGCTGTGCAGGTGCGAGTCAGGGTAGGAAAGAAGATTTAGTCTTAAAAGGAGAGTAGTTGACAAGTGTATAGATAGTGTGTAGAGTATAGATAGTGTGTAGAGTATAGTTAGTATGAACAAGACATTGGAAAGCATACAATCCACGCCGAATCAATTAGCGGCAGTAGAAGCCCCCGTAAGGGCTCAATTATTAAAGGAACTTCCACCAGCACAAAAAGAGCAAGCCATAGGAAACTTGGTTGAGTCTGCTATGATAATGGGATTGCTAGATGCTTATGATATCAGGGTATGGTTAGGTTTGCCGAGAATGAGCATTAGGGTTATTACAAGGGTTAGGGATGAGGTCAAAGAGAGGTGGCTTAAGGAGAGTGGCAATATTGTGGAGTATGCGAAGACTGAGAGGGCTATACAGATTAAGAGGGCTTGGGAGAATGTGAGGAAGTGTGAGGAGTTATTCAATGATGCAAAGAGTACAGGGGATAAGGTAAAGGTAAAACAGCTGGAATTGCAGTATATGCAGTATATAGCGAAATTGAGTTTTGTAGAACAAATGGTGGACAGTGGCACACCTGAAACCCAAGTGAATGTAGTTGCTTGGAGTAGTATGAAGGATGAAAAGGAGGATAGCAATGATTAACTTTTATGATTTCACAGTCGGTGGTAAGAGATACATTGAACCTCACGAGGGACAGAAAACAGTCCTTAAAAGCAATGCAAGGTTTAAGGTGGTGTGTTGTGGTAGGAGGTTTGGAAAATCAGTGCTTGCAATAAACACACTATTAGAACATTGTTTGGCTAATTCTAATCATACCTACTGGGCTGTGGCTCCGACCTTTCGTCAGGCAAAAACCATTTCGTGGAGGTATTTAATGAGCCGAATTAGAATGCTCCCTGCATTGGAGCAAAAGAGAATGAGGATTAACGAAACCAATTTATCGGTAGAGTTTAGTAATGGGAGTTTATTAGAATTAAAAGGGGTAGAAAGACCTGATAACCTGCTTGGTACTGGATTGGATGGGGTTGTACTGGACGAGTATGCTGTGGACACTTATGGAAGTTCCCCTATATGGAAAGAGATTATACGACCGTCCCTGTCAGACAAGGGGGGCTGGGCAATTATAATTAGCACACCGAGAGGGTATAACCATTTTTTTGAATTGTTCGATTATGCACAAAACAGTGGAGACTCTGACTGGGAAGCATTCAGAATGCCCAGTGAGGTGAATCCTGTATTGAGTAAAAAGGAATTAGAGAGTGCTAGGGCTGAATTGGGGGAAGACTTGTATGCTCAGGAATATCTTGCAGAATTCAAAAAGAGGAGTGGACTTGTGTATCAGAATTTTGATAGAGACATTCATGTAATAAAGGAAGTAGACCCTGACATTATATCTTCTCGTTGGAGTTTGGAGGTTGGTATTGATTTTGGTGGTGCACACCCTACTGCTGCTGTATTTGTATTATTTTCCCAGAATGACGACACTGCTTATGTAGTGGACGAATACTATGAAAGTAATATAAGTAGCGATAAGCATTTAGAAGCATTAAAAGCGAAAGAGAATTATTGGTTAGGGGTATTAAAACAGCAAAGACCAAGGGTTCGTTGGGGAGACTCACAAGCAAAGCAGTTGATAATGGACTACACAAGGGCAGGGTACCATATTACACCAACGATAAAGGGCAGGGACAGTGTACAAGCAGGCATTGATGATGTGAAGAAGAGACTTAATGTGGACATAGTGAGTAAAAAGCCGAAGTTATACATTACAAGTAATTGCACAAGCACAATACGAGAGTTTGAAAACTATGTATGGATTACAGGCAGTAGTGGGAGTGCAGAAGAAGACGATATGATGAGACTCGCAGCGAAGAGAAAGGATGCTCCAAGAAAAATATTTGATGATGCAATGGACGCACTCAGGTATGTCATCAGCCACCATGTTCCAGTGAGTTCTCAGGGGGCTGTAAAGACTGTTCAAAGACAACGAGACCCGTTTACGGGGATTTAGGTATTTAATTTTTTAATATATTTAATATGAAGGTTCTAGTAAAAAATAACAGACTTGCCCTAGAAGCGTCTGTAAAGAGGCTCTCAGACTTAGACGATGCAAAGTTGGCACAATTGGCAGCGAGGTATCAAATAGGCTCCCAGAGGGCTGTTAAGAAGCCCGTAGAGGTTGTTCGTAAGGGAAGAGTCCTTGAGGAGGAGAGACTCTCTTATGAGAGGAAACCAAGGGCTATCTTAGAGAATGAGTTACGAAAGTATCTCAGTATCACAATAGATATTCCTAAGGAGCACTGGACTGATGACCAGAGTTATTTCTGGCAGTCTAACAATGTGGAGGAAAAGGATGATATTAACGAGATAAACAGACTTAAGGAAGAAATGGGTATCCTTGCAGAACTACCCCCATTTGAGGAGGGCAAGGACAATCTCTCTACTTCAAGGTTATTGTGTGAACTGACAGAACCTCAGTGGGAGTGGGTTAGTGAGCACAACAACTTTAAGATGGAATATGAGAAAGATGAAGAAACTAAAACAAGGACTGCAAAGAGGGTTCATGTTCATAAACTTATGGTGCATGAGTGGGTTCCTGAGGATGATAGTGATGTAGAAAGACTCAAAGGAATGGCAGACACAGTAGCCGTTAAGTTGTCAAAGGGAAAGTATGTTAAAGAAAGCAAAACTAAGTAGTAGTATTCAAGCCACAGCAGAATTGGCAAGGGAAGAGTTTTCCAATCCTGAGACCTTGATAGAATTGAATAATATCTTCAAGGACTTAGCGTGGGGAACCGTGGAGATTACCGTAGTGGAGGGGGAGATAGAGAATATCCGAATTACGAGAAACTACAAACCTTACTCCACAGTTGACGAGTCTGAATAAATAGGGTAGTATATTAGTATAACTTAAAAATTTCAGAGCATTGACAGAGAATACTAAAAAATTATTGACCACCCTAGACAAGGTTGAGGAAAATTACGAGCCTAATTACAGTGTTTGGAAGAAAAAAGAGGAGTGGGAGACTGTTGGTAAGATTCGAAACAGAATTAGGCAAATGTACCAAGCCAGGCAGAGTAATTGTTATTTGACCAATACGGACGGGTCTGCCTCCTGGGACAATCACTGGGATTTAGTGGAAAAGAATTATTTAATGTATGCGAAGTTTGACCAAGAAGACCCACAGCCTAACTTAAAGTCTGGTATGGCATACAGAACTATTACTCAGATTGATGCAAGAGAGAGAAAACAGCAAATAGACTTCTTAGTGGAAGCAAGGAATGAGAGTGATGAAGACCAGGGCAGGGCGATTACTCACAGGTATTTATTCCAGGATTACTTTAGAAGAAACCCTGATATTAGGTACAGGTTTTTTGACTCTTCCAAATCGGCGAAAATCTTTGGCACTTCTATTGCCTACATTCCTTATAGTGTGAGAATCCGAGAGGTTATGAAGCCTGTGGCTCCTGATGTTGATAAGAAGAAGATTAAGCAGGGAGAATTACCTAAGATGGGGTATAAGAAAGAAACAAGGGTTGATTTTGAGGATGTAGACTTTGTACCATGGAATTTAAGAGACTTTTATATAGACCCTAATGCACAGAACTTGCATGGTTCTAATCATGTAGCAACAGACTGTGCTGGTATTATGTATTCCACCCCTGCACAAGTTCGTATGATGTTTGAGGGGGACGGGGATGTAAAAAACCTGGACCTAATTACAAGCAGCAATCGAGAGAGTTATTCCAGTCCATTCTACAAGACCGACAGAGACATAGAGAGTGGTTTTTGCGAGGTTATATTCTACTACAACATAGAAACAGACTCGGAAGTAATCATAGTGGACGATATACTTATTAAAGAGGGTCCTATTCCTTACCAGGACAAGAGACACCCATTTGTAGCATTCCACTTAATAAAGCACCCTGGTCATTTCTATGGCATGGGGATTGTGGATGCAGTTCTTCAATTATCGGCAGAAGACGCAGCAAATAAGAATGCAAGGATAAGGAACACAAGGTTTAAGATAGAGGCTCCTGTATTTGTGGGGGACACTATCTTCGGGGATGTTGACAATCAGGTGGACAGTATAGAACCAGGGCAACTTGTAAAGGTTACTGATGTGAACCAAGTAAAGGTTATGACAACCCCAGACATACCATTTGATAGTTGGAGGATAAGTGAGGAATTAAAGGACGAAGCAGTCATGAATACAGGTATTAACCCACAGGGCTTGTCTTTGCCAATGAGTTCCACACCAGCCACTAACACAATCGCAATGAAAGAAACAATGAGTGACATTGTTAATATGTATATGGACACTTTAATGCAGGGTATGAACCACTGGGGACAACTACTTGAAAGTAGGTTTTGCCAGTTCTACAGTATGCCAACTAAAAAGGCTGCATTGGAATTAGGCAAGAAGCAAATGAGAGAATTGAAACTTGAAGACATTAGACTGTACGACGACGAGGGTCAAATGAAGACTGCCGAAATAAAGGGTTCGCAGATTATCAGGCTGGACAAGAAGATGTTTGAATGGACAGGAGAGCCTAGGATTTACATTTCAGCCGATTTTGTAGCACCAATAAGTGAAGCATTCCAAATGAGAAAGGCACAGGAAATACTCCCACAATTAGCACCATTCGCAGGAGAACCAGGTGCTGAAATAAGACCAGGAGTACCTGCTACTATTCATATAAGAAAATTACTAGGCTGGTACCTTGACCAAATGAAAGTCAGAGACAAGGACTTACTAATAGACGAAGACGAGGACAGAATAGACGAAATAAGACAAGCACAGGAACAGCAGAAAGCCATGATGGATGGTGAGGATGTAGAGGGAATCCCAGGAGAACCACAAGCCCACAGATACACCCATGCTGTTGAATTACTAAGACTTAATAACACAGTGGACAATCCAGAGTTTATTGAAATGATGGGTATGCCTGACGAGGGAACACAGAAGTTTGTAGCAGCAGTATTAGACTATAAGAAGAAACTAACCGAACACTCAAAGACTGACAACCTACTAGCCCAGGGGGCAAGTGAAGCAGCGATTGGGGCAAGTGAAGCATTCGACCAAGCAATGAGTGGACAACCTGCACAGCCTGCACAGCCAGGAATGCCTAGAAACAATGCACCGACTGTACCATTAGTAAGTGGTGCAATGGGGTTACCAAACGAGGGGGGGATTCCAGTTCCTAATCAAATAGCGCCCTCAGACGAATCTGGAATGGGGATGTATTAAATTATTACTGTTATTAAATGAAGAAAACATTAGACGAGAATAGTTTAGAGCAATTAAGGGCTACACTTAAATCGCAGGAGTGGGGTGCACTAAAACAAGACGCACTAAATGCCTGGAATAATAAGTGCAGTAATAAAATAGTGTCTTCGGAGAATGTGAGTGTAGAAGCCATGAGTGCAATGGCGAGTGAATTGAAGTATGGTACTTTGGGTATAGTATGGTTTTTCTCTGTATTTTTGCCAGAGTTAACCAGGGTAGAAAAAGACAAGGTTGACAAAAGTAAGGAGTAAGGTTATATTAAGATACAATTTATTGCCCGACTAATCATAGAGGGTTTGTGTTTAGAAGTAATTTGTATTTCTAGGCATGAACCCTTTTTGGGTTTAATTAAATTCTTTAACAATTTATGTTATGGCAGACGAAGAAAAAATCGTCCAGGACCCCCAGATTGAAGAGTCTGTGGCAACTCCTGAAACACCTTCGGAATCCTCCCCTGCAGTTGAGAGCAGCAACGAGGACGCCAAGAAAAAAGAAGGGTCTCAAACAGAGGGTAAAGACCTCTCCGTAGAAGAGCTACGGGAAAAGTACAGTGCTAGTTCTAAGGAGGCTCGGCTTCTCAAAGAAGAGAAGGAGCAAATACAGCGAGAATTACTCGCTACGGTGACAAAAGACCGAGAAACTTTTGAGGGCTACTTAGACGGAAAGGGGCTTACCCCTGAAGAGAAAATCTATTATATGAATATATATGATAGTGAGGTTGCACCCCAGCAGGGTAATGCACAGAATACTCCTCAGGCAACTAAGCAGCAAGGACAGACACTTCCGTCCACTCAAACAGCAAATCCCATAAGGGAATCCTGGATGAGTCAAAAGGACCAAGAAGTAATGGCTAAATTTGAAGCACAAGCACAGGCTTCTAGGGAGTTCTTTAACAGGGACGACAACAAGGACCTAACCCCTGCGGCACGCAATGCCATAGTCGCACAGGCAGAATACTTTGATTTAGAAAAAGGTATGAGTCCTAGTGAGGCACTAAATGCTGCTAGAAGGGTAGTTTTGTCTCCTGAGGAAATTCAGGAAGAGGGTTATGTTGAAGCTGTTAGAGACAGTATGATTGGAGTAAACAGAGGAATGAGTGGTTCAGGTAGTGGTTCAAAAGGCAGTGCCTTTACACTCCCCAAGAAACACCAAGCCTTTGTAGAACAAGAAATACGCAATAGAGGCTTGAAAGACAAAGAAGCTGAAGAGTATAGGCAAGCCTATGCTTTAAGGCTCGCTCGAAAGAGTGAATAGTTAATTTAGAAAACTAACAATATGAAAATTGTAAAATATGGTGACGGTGCATCCGCCAGACCAGCTGAACTTTTTACTATGTTGGGTGGTGAAACCTATTTCATAGGTGGAGCTGTCAAACTAGCAGGGGGAACAGTACAGTCCGCCGATGCAGTTACTGACCCAATTTATGGAATTTGCGTAGGATTTGTTGGTGCAGATGGCAACACTCCATATAAGAATTTACTTGCAGGACAGAAAAACTCAGGTGATGCTTATGTTGATGGAGTATCTTTGACCCCAGCTAGTGGCAACACTATTGGTCTCAGAGCAAAGGTTGTTCCTGTTCAGCCTAACGATGTCATAAGAGGACTCGCTAATGCTGACGTTGGTGCAACAGCCGCAGCCAAAAAGGTAGGAAACTACATAAACGTTTCGACCACAGCGTCAAGCGAATTTGGCAAAGCAACTGCAACCTCAGCAAAAGAGCAGTTCCTGATTGTTGGACATCCTGGAAAGGGCAGTCCAAGAGCTCTCGATGTGAAAGTCGTAGAGGGTCAGATATTCGGACAATAATCCGAGATTTATTTAATGTAATTTATTTAATACAATGGCAACACATTTAACAAGTACACATCCAGAGCTAACAGCTCCTGGGATTGAGATGTGGATGGAAGAGGAAGCCAAGTTGTATTCTCCTATATTTCCTAAGGTCTTTACCTTAGAGTCCACTTCAAGACTTTATGAGGACGATTCCAGCATTGCAGGAATTGACTTCTTAGAGGAAGTTGGTGAGGCGGCAGCGTCTCCTGAGGACGAGTTCTTAATTGGGTATATGTGGAGATACCAGCAGAAGGTATTTAAGAGAAAAATATCAGTTTCCAAACTACTTCGACAGACTGACCTTTATAACAAGGTTAAGGAAAATTCTAAGGAACTTTCTAAGAAGGCTGTTCAGAGTAGAGATGTTCAAGCATTCTCTATTTTCAGGCAAGCATTTGGAGCTACTCCAGTTTATGGTGATGGTAAGAATCTTATTTCAGTCGCACACCCAAGAAAAGATGGTGGGGCTGCACAGAGAAATACCTTCATTGATGGTGTTCAGAGAGCACTTTCTTATGACAACCTCAAATTACTTGAGGATGTACTAATTGAGGTTTACTCCAACAAGGGTATTCCTATTGATGTAGGTCTTAACTCTCAGTTGATGTTAATGGTAACCCCATACAACAGAGAGGCAGCACTACAGATTGCCGAGGCAGATGGAACTCCAGGCACAGCAGATAACTCAGTTAACTACTGGAAAGGGAGAAACGTTGACGTCTTGGTCAATCCTTACATTTCTTGGAGATTTGCTTATAAGATGGGTGAAACCACTTCTACAGACCGTGAGGCTTGGGATAAGAGATACTTCTTACTCGACCCTTACTATGCTAAGAAGGTATTGAAGTTCAAACAACTTCAGGACTTCGAAGTAAACGCATGGGAAGACGATGACACTGATGTATGGTTTGCAAAAGTCAGAGATGTCTTTGCAGTCGGAATCAGTGGTTGGTATGGCATCGCAGGTTCATTGGGCGATGGGACAACCTACACAGCATAACCAAGGCTTGTGACACCCTGGTGGGAGGTGTAAATCCCACCCCTTTAAGTTAAGTTGACCGAGTAGGTGAACCTCGGCTAAAAGAGATTAACTTTATTTTTTAATTCTAATGAGTACAAGAATAGGTGGAAAAATCTATACGACTCACACTGGGGTAAATGCCAGTGACGGCTTTTCTATAAACGGCAAACAGATAATTGATAGTGAGGGCAACCTTATTGTTAAGAGTATTTCTGTTGGTTTAGGTGGAACTGCTATTGAGATAGTAAGTCCTACGGGGGCTATTTCTGTAGCAAAAGGTCCAACGGGTCCAACAGGTCCAACTGGTCCTAAGGGAAGTTAGTATAGACTTTTGACACAACCCTACAGGCACTGACCTCTGGGTTGTGCTGAGAAGTTTATTACAGGACATTGATGTCATGACAAGGTTATGTTAGTATAAGGTAATAATATATTACCAACACAGTATGACAAATAAAAAATCCCCGACTATATGTGCTGCACTAATAGTCAAGAATGAGGAGGCAATGCTTGCTCGTTGTCTGGACTCCCTTAAGGGTGTAGACGAAATAGTCATAGCCGATACAGGCTCAAAAGATTCTACAGTAGAAATAGCGAGGAAATACACGGACAAGGTGTATACGGAGTATGAGTGGGAAGACTCCTTTGCAAAGGCTAGGAACTTTGTTAAGAGTAAAGTCCCTAAGGAGTATGACTGGATACTTAGTATAGACGCTGATGAGGTGTTAAATGAGCCAATAGAAGAAGTGAGAAAGGTTTTAGCAGGGGTAGGAGAGGAATATAGTAGGGTTTTAATAACGCTAATAGGAGAGAACTCTAATGACACTCATTACTTCCCAAGAATATTTAGGAATGATGAGGGGGTGCATTGGGGAGGGGACGCACATAATTATGTAGAAGACAGCAAGGGGAGAAAGCAGTTTAATGCTAAGGATATGATTTCCACAACTTATGGTTATTCTCCTGCACACCAATTAGACCCAGAAAGAACATTCAGAATACTTAAAAGGGCTATAAAGGCAGACCCTGAATTAGCAAGGGAGAGGTTTTATTTAGCAAGAGAATATTATTACAAGAAAGAGTGGGCTAATGCGATTAAGGAGTACGACGAGTATATTAAAAGGAGTGGTTACCTAGCTGAGAAGAATGATGCTTACCTTATGAGGGCAAGGTGTTTTGCAGAGCTAGGCAAGTATAACGAAGCTTGTGATAGTGCGTGGGAGGCGATTAAATACAACACACACTTCAAGGAAGCCATTGAGTTTATTGCAGACCATATGGACGAGGGGAATGCTAAAAGGTGGAGGGAGTTCGCCCAAGGTGCGACCAATCAAGGAGTATTGTTTGTAAGAGAGAAACAAGTGGAACAGGATTTTATAGTAGGACAAGACAATAGGTTGAGACCAGTAGGGGAAGACAGTATGCTCCCTATGGATTTGAATAAGGATGGATTGTTTTACTTTGAAAACTTACTGCAAAGAAAGGATAAAATAGATGTACTGGAATGGGGTACAGGCAAGGGAACAAAGTATTTCACAGAACTTTTGGACAATGCAGGGGTTGATTACACTTGGACTGGAATGGAGCATGATAAAGAGTGGTACAAGCAAGTGAAAGAGTGGTGTGGGGACAATGAGAGGGTGAAGTTAATCCTTGCCGATAAAGACAGTGAGGAATACTTAAAGCCCAAGGGTAAGTTTGATTTAATTTATGTGGACGGAAGAAATAGGGTTAAATGCTTACAACACGCCAAGACAATACTTAAACCAGGTGGAGTGGTGTTGCTCCATGACGCACAGAGGACAAGGTATACAGAGGGCTTTAGGGGGTATGACTGGAGGTATATAGGTACGGAAGACCCATTGCTTTGGCATGGGCAACTTACTCCAATGAATACGATACCAGAGGTTATTCACCAAATATGGATAGGGGAAAAGGAAAGACCCGAGAAGTGGATGAAGACTTGGAGAGAAATGAACCCTGAGTTTGAGTATAAGTTGTGGACTGAAAAAGAAATAGACGAATTAGGATTAGAGGTTAGAGAATTGTATGACAGGTATTACAAAGAGAAAGATTATGCAGGGTGTAGTGATATTGCAAGGGCACAGATATTAAGAGATTATGGTGGAGTGTATATTGACGCCGATATGAAATGCACGCAGACAATCAAGAATGCACCATTTATGTCATGGGATTTTATGACTATACGAGCAGAGGATGGAGATTTAAGACTGAACAATTCTCCCCTGGGCTGTATTAAGGGGCACGAGTATTTGGTGGAGCTTGTTAACAGGCAGGGGAAAGTAGAGGAGTTTTACCCTAGTTATGAGAAAGTGGGTCCAGGGTTATTGACCGAGGTCGTTGATGAGAATGACCATAGAATACTTCCTGCTTATTCATTCGCCCCAGTATTCCACAAGGGGTATGTGAATCAAGAAATAGGAATAAATTATGCAGAACATTACTGGTCTACTACACAGGAATTAAGACCAGACTTCAAGGGGACAAAGGACTATGGAGAGGGTGTTGACAAGTAGGGGCCTAGACCTTAGACTATAAGGTATAAGATATAACATATTATATTATGAGAAAAATAATCAAACTAATGAGTGC